AACGATGCTTCCGTCTGAAACTGTAAGCCCTGAAACTACTGGGCTTGTGAGAGTCTTATTTGTAAGGGTCTGAGTATCTGTTGTGCCAACTACTGAACCTGTTACACCGTGAATACCACTTGATGCATTGTGAGTTGAGACTGCACCCGAGATAGAATCATCGATGTACTTCTTAGACTCGCCGATCTTTGTCCACGTGGTACCGTTGTCATAGTAAAGTACCTGCTCTGTGGCGTCGGTTGCAAAGAAAAGACGACCAGCAGAACCAGCTGCAGGACGTGATGCAAAAGTTCCAGCAACGATCTTGCCGACTGCCTCAAATGCTGTGCCGTTGTAGACGTATGTGGTCTTGTCTACGGTGTTGTAATAGACGTGGCCTTCACCCTTAGGTGTTGGGGCTGTTGCTAGGTTTTGGAACCTAGCGTTTAAGATCTCTAAGCCGGTGAGATCAATCGGGGTTAAAAACTTGCGTGACATTTTTAGGAGCTCCTTAGGTTAGATTACGTAGGCAACGCCGCTAAACGCCGCCGAGAATGTGATGATCATTTGGTTAAGTGATGGGTATGAGAAGTTTCCTTCGCATGTAGTCCCAGCACTGTCTTGCACTACAGCAGTGGGATTTCCACCGAGGTTGTGATTTATTGTCCATGTAGCACTTGCCACTGGTTGGTTGTGAACGTAGAAGACGTTTGCCGCCGTTGTATTTCCCGGCGGACCCTGCGGACCTTGCGGTCCTTGTGGGCCAAAGGCTCCAACTTCAACTTGAATTACTTCTTCTGTAACAACGATCTCAATGTCTTCGTTAATTACCTCGACAGTAATGGGCGTGGTAGAAACTTCTACCACTGCGTTGTAGTCGTTACCGTGCGTCATCTAGTCACCTCCGGTGTAACAACAAACTTACCTTCTAAGATTCTCTGAACGGTTGTATCTGGTGCAACCAGCTCGATGTCATATAGGTAGGTTCCTGCGGGTATACTTGAAGTAGCACTTGCGGTGATAGTTATAACTATTGTGCCAGTCGCGCCTGTAATGGTTATCCCATTACCTACCGTCAGATTCACAACTAAGTTATCTGAGGTGTAGTCCGGGCGAACCTGCATCCTTGCAGTATAGCCAGTTAGGACAACAACCTGATTGTTGATCTTGTACACTAGGCGACGAGAGAAAGTAGAACCCTGCTTACAGGTAAGGGTTAGTGAACTATCCTTATACCTCATTTAGATTCATTCCTACCCATCAAATAGACCTAGCTCCCCAAGTATATTTTAACTCCTTTTGTTTTTTCCTACTTAGTGTTTCGAGCATATATGCGCTAAAAAGCCTGCTATAATCATACACGTTTAACCAAAACGGTGTACACTAGTTTTACGGGTAAAGAATTGTACATTCATGCGGAATTTGATGAATATGAGGAATTTATGACAACAGAGATAGCACTACTCTACGCACGCGTTTCAACCCAAATGCAGGCCACAGATGGCATGTCGCTAGACGCTCAAGAGAGAGAACTTAGGGCAGCAGCCACGTTTGCAGGATACACCGAGATGGAACTTGTCCGCGAGGAAGGGCGATCTGGCAAGTCAATTAAAGGTCGCCCTGCCCTGCTTGGCGCACTTGATAGACTAGACAATGGAACAGCCTCGGCGTTGATTGTTACCCGTGTAGACCGCCTAGCGCGCTCTACAAAGGACTTCTTAAACATCGTAGACAGAGCCAACCAGAAGGGTTGGCGTCTAGTCATGTTAGACCTTAACCTTGATACATCTACATACCAAGGACGCTTCGTCGTGACAATTATGTCTGCTCTCGCAGAGATGGAAAGATCTATCATCTCCGAGCGACAGAAGTCAGTGCATAAATATCGTCGTGAGACAGGACAAAACTGGGGAGTTGATCTTGGTCCTAAGAGCAAGATCTCAGAAGATACGCTCAAGATCATCACAGAACTACGAGATAAAGGTGTTTCATATCATGAAATTGCTCGTCAATTAAATGCTCAAGAAATCCCTACCGCGTTAGGTGGAACCTGGCACGGATCTACTATAAGAAAAACGCTAAGTCACCTAAAGGCAAGTAGATAGAAAAAGACAAATAACATGTACTTTAAAACAAGAGTAGTATAATATGTTCTATCATAAGGTAGGCTCTTATAAGACAACAAAGTGAAAAGAAGAAAGGACCATTACATGTCAAAAGAAATGAAAAATAAAAGATTTAGAAATCAGTGGTGGTACGCCTTACAAACCATGAAGCACAGACAGTACTGGAATCTACCTAACACTGTTGAGTTCTTTGCCTTTATGACAAAGGCAGCAATTATTATTCCAGGTCTTTTATTTAATACTCAGATCTGGTGGCTTTACATAATTGCCCTTTTGACCAGCCTATCCCTTATCTGGTCTTCTACGGTTAAGACGCTACCTACAATTATTTGGTTTAACATTCTTTGGAGCCTCTTAGCTACTGCAGCGATAATAAAACATTTTATTAGTTAAACTTTTTCTCACTGTTCGCTATATTCCTTAAAAAAAAAAAGGAGCCTGATCTCTCAGGCTCCTTTGGGATGTACGCCTCTCTCCCAAGAACGTATTTAATCCGTGTTTGTACTATACACCCGTTTTTAGTACTTTGCGCTCTTTTTTGATAAGTTTCTTATTTTTCTTCTACAGGGGTAAATGTCCCCAAGTTCGTAGTAATTTCGTTTCCATCCTCGTCCAGCACAACTGGGGTAAATGCTGCTGTGTACTGTTGCGGTGTAGATAACTCGCCTGCAAAATCATCACGTTCTGTGGTGTCATCTGCTTCAACGTACTCCATAATAGTAAGATCTAGTTCGGTTGCCATTGCAACCTCTAGTCGCGCACCCTTGCTTTCTTCCCAGCCGGGAAGGAGAACGATGGTGTCAGCCTCAAGTATATACTTAAATGCTTCACGCATATACTCCTTGCGTTCACGAGTCTTGTCTCCATCAAAGAACTCTGCTGGATTGCATACTGCAAAGTTCACATTGCGAAACTCTTGTGCTACACGGTGGAACAGTGGATGATTAAAATCCTCGACGTTGTCCATTGGCCCACTTAGATACATTTTACTCATTCCGTGCTCTATGGCCTCGACTATCTCACCTGCGCCAGCGTTTACGGTGATTCCTTCGTCAAGTACCTCTGCGTCAATTATCTCTTCATTCACTATCTTTTTCCTCCTGTTGTCTTTCCCTTTGTGGCGGGCCAAATAACACTATATTAGCTGCCACGTCTAGTCCGCTAATAAAGTAGTTTGATATTCCACGTTCTAAGGCAAATGCCGAGTACGCAGATATCTCGTTGGATATCTTATTCCGTATGTCAGATTCTATTTCTGTTCTAACCTGACTCATTCTTGACCACGGAACGTCTGTCCACTCATACTTCTCGCTCATGCTTCTCCTATGATCTTGCAAATCGTGTAGCTACCGACCAGTCAACTTCTCCGGTAGGCACAGCTCTTGGGATAAGAACTCTTCCTTGAATCTCTGCTCTTGAACCAAGACCTAAGATCTCTTGCCCACGGTCAGATATTTTTCTTTGGAAGGCAATCTGCGTCATCGCACGCTCACCACGCTCTTCACTCCATAAACGATAAACAGCGTATAAAGCCTTAACAGGAAGACGTGCACCTTCAGACTCCTTAGTTTCTTCATTTAAGAAGATACCAATTCTGTCTTCGTTCTTACGATATATGTCTGCTGCCTCAGACACCGCGGTGCACCACCCAAGTGAGTCACGCGCGCTTGAACCTAGAAGTTTGATTGCACCTTCAACTGCCCATGAAAGAACAGCAGGCAGCGCACCTTCAGGATCAAATATGTAAGCCTTTAACTCTGGGTCTGGTGACTCTGGCACCTTTGACCAAGGAACAGGACGCAGACGTCGCCACATAGCGTCGTCGTTAATTATTGGTCTGTGATTTGTTGTAACCCAAAGCTTAGCCTGTGACTGAAACGTAAAAGGTTTCTCACCAGGTGAACGAGCAGAGATCTCAGACGAGCCAGTTAGTTTTTTAACTGCGTTTTCCTTCATGCGCTCGCCATCTGGTAACTCGTCAACCCACACCATACGACGTCCACGTAATTCTGCCCAGTGGTAAAGATCTGAACCGTGCGACTGTGAGTCTCCTTGTGCAAGGATTGATGAGTCAAGTGGCCAAGCGTATTGCTGTGTTCCCATGCACTTTACAAGAGCTTCAACAAATGTATTTTTACCAGACCCTGCAGGACCATATACTAAAAACATAACGTCATGCGTGCGTAGACCCGTTAGCGAGTAACCAGCGGCGCGTTGTAGCCAGTCTTGTAATTCCTTATCTCCGCCAGTTGCAAAATCTATAAACTGTTCCCAACGGATATTACGCATTCCTTGCGTGTAGGCAACAGGTGCGCGACGTGTAATGTAGAGATCTGGACGTCCTTTTAGTAGCTCACCGGTGCGAAGATCAATTACGCCGTTAGAAACTCCAAGAAGATGCTCATCACTATCCCAGTTTTCTACACCAACAATAATTCGAGGATCGGATGTTGCAGACTCAATTGCGCCTGCAAGTCTAGCGTTTGACTTTGCCTGCTGTGCCCACTTAATAACATCTGATTGTTTGTCGTTATCCTCGTAGTTTACAACCTCGCTAGCAATGATTGGCGCAAGCTTCTTTGTTAATTCACGCATTTCAAGATTTTCAACGTCAGGCTTCCAGTATCCACCGTCCCAGTGAAACCAACCAAGTCCTGGAGTGTATCGCACTGCTGGTCCAAATGCGTCTACAAGGCGGCGACCGTTACCGGTGTCAGATAACGTGCGCTTACCAGGTTCTCCACCTTCGTTTTCACCAATCGCATCTGGGTCCTTAGGAACGTCAATGTTAGAAAGATTAGAAGCATCGCGAATCGAGTCACCATCACGAACACCAGCATCAATTGTGCCGCCAACAGTTCCTGGTAGATGACTACTATCAAATCCTGATGAACGATAGTCGTCCTGGTGTTGTTTTGAGCTTGGCGCAGTCTTACTGGTTTTTGTTGTCTCACGAGACTCTTGTTGTGACTTTTGTGCCCACTCTGTAAGACCAGGCCACAGACGATCTGACTTAGGGTTATCAATTACGTATTGAATTGCGCGACGAACGTGCATTAGCAGTCCGCCTTGGCCTTCAAGTTCAAGAGGAGGACGCACCTTCTCAGCGTTAAAGCGAATCATCATTGTTTCAACTGCAAGACGACCAGCCTCAGTTTGCACAGGGAACTTATTTGCAAGAGCGCACGTCATGCGATAAATATCAACAGCACGCGAGCCTTCATCAATTCCTTCCTCAAGAAGCTTATCAATCTCGACGCGTTCCCCGCCAAAATCTAAATCTTCAAGCCAACCCCACTCTGCCTCGCCAAGAGAAGTGCCAGAGCGGCGTTGTCTTTTTCGTAACACAGAAAGCAGTTCTTCAGGAGCCTGCGCCATTTCAATTTCCCACGGCGCCTTTCCTTCAACCCATTCGTAGCAGTTACCAGAGAAGTGACGTGATGGAGAAATTAAGACGTATCCGTTGTGTTTTATGTCTATACCATTAAGACCATTTTTCTTAAGATTGCCAACGAGTGACTCGTTATCATCGCACTTGTAAAATAAGTGACGTCCACGAGCTTGCCCACCTTGATAAGAGTAGTTACCAGTGACTGCCTCAACAGTGGGAGGGAGCGCTCCGTCAAGTAACGCCTCAAACTTTTCAAATGATGCAGGGCCGTCAGACCTTGGATCAATATCAATTACAAAGAAGCCAGAAGCTTGGCAGTGCACACCGATGTTATTTTCGGGAGCTTGAGCATACCAATTGTTTATTGTTTCAAGATCTGATGTTGCACGAGTATTCCACTCCGGAATTGATGGGTGCTTTCCTACATCCTTTGGCTCTCCATGTGGGCTGTTACAAGTACAACGGCCACCAATGATTCCGTAGCAAGGAAGAATCTTCCACCCCTGTGATGCATACCAAACTGCCGCTGGCTGAAGACGACCTTGCGCTGATTCCCATACTGACATGTTAGGCCTTTGCCTTCTCTACAATGAGAAGGGTAGAAAACCAACGTTCAGCGTCATCGATTGAAATGTAGGCGCGTTCTCTTCCAGTCTCGGTTTTAGTGACAACCGCAGGTAGATCGCCTGAGCTAACTGCACGAGAAACAGTTCGAGCCGGAATTCCATAAGTTAAAGCTACGTTTCGTATGCTCATGCGTCGCTGCGTCTGTTGCATCTATTACCTCTCTGTAATGACAGAAACCCTAATACATAACGACTTTTTAGGCATTTTTAATGCAGAAGCAGTTTTGTACAATATGCGGAATTTGTGATAAGTCAACTATAACGGGTATTTACCGCATGTGTAAACATATAGACATGTGAGTTTCATGATTAGAATTATTCTTATTCACCTCAGTGAAAGGCTGGCTAAATGCCACAGGAAGCAATCTACACCCTTGCAGCAATAATCGCAGGACTTGCCGTCATATTTGGTGGAATACTTTCAATATACAAGATTGCTCGCCGCATCGATGAAGCCCTGGCCGTGGATGATCTAGGTAGAACAGTATCGGACCGTATGTCGCGCGTTGAATACCAACTTTGGAAGAACGGCGGAAGCTCACTAGCAGATGAGGTAGGCGAGACACACAGAATTGCAAATGAGACAGCGACAGAGGTACGAATAATGAAGGATATCTTACTAACATTGATTGGACAGGCGCCTTCTGCTCAGCCTGCAAGAAAAAGAAAACCTCGCGCCGCAGCAGCCTTTGGTCTTCAAACATTTGATAAAGACGAGTAATTTACAAAAAATCTACTGTATTAAAAGCAGTTTCGCTTAAAGACAAAATAATTATACTAAATTAGGTAAATACACTTTTCTATACAGTTGAGCGTACTTTTTATAGTATAAAATAGTCTCTAAATAATGTACACTTAAGCGTTGCTTTTGATACTTTATTGTTTATAATATCTTTAAGTGTTTACTATAGGTATATAGTCTACACCACGCTACGGCGTCTACAGTGCAATGAAATGAGGCTAAATTGTCACTTGCAGAGCGTCTCTCTCAGGCGTCTGGCACAGGAGCAGGTTTACCCTGCAAGGTCGGAAGCTTGCTTTCAGGAGATCAACTATCAAAGGAAGACCGTACTAAACTAGCAGATGTACTCGAGACTCCTTACGGGACTTCAGGCCGTCTACCAAACACAATAATTGCCGCTGCCCTTCGCGATGAAGGTTTTGACATCGGAGATGCAGCAGTAACTAAGCACCGTCGTGGTTCATGTCGATGTTTTGGCTCAAATCCAAAGATAGCTCTGGCGTAGCAACGCGTGGGACTATTCGAAAACATAGATAAGCGCATGCACATTGCGGGGCGCTCGGGTTCCGACGTTCGAATTAACAACACTCCTGAGGCTTATAAGGCACGCCTAGACATTGGAGATGACGGTGGATTTATTCAATCAGTCCCGTATCTTCAAGGGCAGGTACCCGAGGCTGGCGACATATTAAAGTCGTTTGATCTTGACCCACTTCAATGGGCAGTTACAGGACTACGCCGCTCGAAGTGGCAAAGATACGATGGAGAATTTTTAGAGTCCCACCGCATAACTGTTATCCCAATCAACGTTCAGCAGCAAGATAGCGCTGATGTTGAGCAGATGATACAACACCTCAGCAAGTGGCGTCCAGCAAAGTCACAGGTAAAGACAAGTGGAGAACTTGCCTATGTGTTCGCACCAAGTGACCAGCAGCTCGGTAAAAAACAAGGAGGACAGGGCACTCCAGAGACTGTAGAACGAATTCTTAGCCTAACTGAAGGCGCAGTTCATCGTCTTGCGGATCTTAGAAAGATAGGACGCAGCGTTGGAACCGTGGTTATCTCACTTCTTGGAGATCACGTTGAAGGAAACGTTTCTCAAGGTGGGCGTCTTCAAAGTCATTCTGCGTCTGATCTTGGTCTTACAGAGCAGACGCGTGTTGGACGTAGACTTTTGATGGCACAGGTAAAAGCCTTTGCACCGCTGGCAGATCGAGTTGTAGTTGCAGTTGTAAACGGTAATCACGACGAGGTAAGCCGTCAGGTAGCTCTTGATCCATCAGAAGGATGGAACACAGAGATCGCAAGCTCGGTACAAGACGCCTGCGCAGAGAACGACGCGCTGTCTCACGTTGAGTTTAGATACCCTGCTAAAGACCATCAGACCCTGGCTATAGACGTTTGTGGAACGATGCTAGGCTTATTCCACGGGCACCAATGTGGAAAGAATGTATCGCTGTACTTGCAGGAACAGGCTGCAGGACAAACAGCCTTAGGTATGTCAGATGTTTGGTTATCTGGGCACTATCATAACTTTAGAAGTATGGACATTGGAGAAAGATTCTGGGCCCAATGCCCCACCGTTGACGCTGGCTCAGCGTGGTATCGAGATAGACACGGGCTAGAGTCTAATCCTGGTATTCTTACAATGCTTATAGGTAGTGGTCATGACCCAAGGCTCGACATCAGCGTAATATCAACTAAAAGATAGGTGTTAAAAAGTATGGTAAACTAACCATACGTGATTTTAAGGTGCTTTTGTCGGACTAGATCAAACTCACTGGTTGCTAAGTTTGGTACTATTAGTATGGTAAATATACCTGACTTCCATTATGTGGAATGGAGTTGCAATGCCTTATGGTAATGATGTCGTTACTCGTGTTGTAACGGGTACATACCTTACTGGTCGTGGTGTAGCTGCTCGTGGAAGAGTAACCTTCACTCCAACAGCAACTGTAGTAGATCTAAACAACGCGGTAATAATTCCAGGCGCAATAGTCGCAACACTAAATAGTAGTGGTTCTTTCTCAGTAGCTCTTCCAACAACAAATAACCCAAATCTTTCGCCTGATGGCTGGGCATATGAAGTAAACGTAAGATTATATGGTGTAAAACCACAAAGATTTTTTGTCTTTATTCCTAGCGGAAATACTGCGCTAGATCTTAGTGTAGAGCTGAGCAGTGCGTCTCCTGTAGCAGACTCAACATCACTTCCTCCAATGCCACGTGGACCAATTGGTCCAGTTGGACCTACAGGTCCTTCAGGCTCCGGTATTCGTGTTCTTGGTTCTTTTGCAACCTTAGGAGCATTACAGGCAGCGTTCCCAACTGGCTCAACTGGTGATGGTTACATAGTTGCTACCAATCTTTATGTGTGGAGTGCAAACACATCAGCGTGGATTAACGTCGGTGCATTTCTTGGACCTACAGGTGCTACAGGTCCAAGTGTAACTGGACCTACAGGTGCTACAGGCGCAACTGGCGCAACCGGAGCAACGGGTGCTACAGGTGCTGCAAGTACAGTCACCGGTCCAACAGGTGCTACTGGCGCAACAGGCGCAACAGGCTCACAAGGTACTCAAGGTGTAACTGGTCCGCAAGGTGCAGTTGGTCCACAAGGTGGGCAGGGTATCCAAGGCGTAACTGGCCCAACTGGTGCACAAGGTATTCAAGGTAACCAAGGTGTTACTGGTCCAACAGGTTCAACCGGTGCAACAGGCGCTGGTGCAACAGGCCCAACTGGTGCAACGGGCGCAGCAGGCGCAACTGGTGCGACTGGAGCAACGGGCTCCGCTGGAACTTCTGTAACAATTCTTGGTTCGTATGTAAGTCTTGGTGCACTACAAGCTGCTCAACCAACAGGGATTCCTGGTGATGGTTATTTAGTAGCTGGTTCTCTTTATGTTTGGTCAGCATCTACTTCTTCTTGGGTAAACGTTGGTAACATTCAAGGCCCAACCGGCCCAACAGGTGCAACAGGTTTAACTGGCGCAACAGGCGCGACTGGCGCTCAAGGTGTAACAGGTGCAACCGGCGCAACAGGTATTCAAGGTAACGTTGGTAATACAGGTCCAACTGGAGGCGCTGGCCCAACAGGTGCGCAAGGCCCAACAGGCTCACAAGGTATTCAAGGCAACGTTGGCGCAACAGGAGCAACGGGCGCACAAGGTGTACAAGGTATTCAAGGTGAGACTGGTCCAACAGGATCAACTGGCCCAACAGGTTCACAAGGTGTAACTGGTCCAACAGGCTCAACAGGATCAACCGGTGCAACAGGTGCAACGGGACCAACAGGTATTCAAGGTAATCAAGGTGTAGCTGGTCCGACAGGCGCTACCGGCTCGACTGGTCCAATCGGTGCAACAGGGTTAACTGGTCCAACAGGTGCAACAGGTGCACAAGGTGTAGCTGGTCCAACTGGCCCACAAGGTATTCAAGGTGAAACAGGTCCGGTCGGTACAACTGGTCCAACAGGACCTAACGGTGTAACAGGCCCAACAGGATCAACTGGTCCAACAGGTGCAACTGGCCCGGTTTCAACT